ACAGGCGTTCTGTCGGGTTATAAGGGGTGAAACAGTGGATTCGACAATCATAGGAACACTGATAGTTGCTGGATTTGCATTGTTGGGGACAATCATCAGTGCAAAATATGTCTCGAACGTGGAAGTTGTGAAATTACAGATGCGGATGAAAACATTGGAAGATAAGGTCATGGCACACAACAACCTAATCGAACGGACGTATGCTTTGGAAAAAAAAGTCAATCTGCTCGAGCATTGTATTGAACATAAGTAAGGGGGAGATACATGTCGATAACAACCCATGTCTATACAGGCAGACGACAGTTGTTCACTGAGTATTTGCCGGAGAAGATGCGGAAGCCGAACAGTACAGCTCCCCTCTTGGATGGTACCACGGTACCTACGGTAATCAAGAACGTGTGGGGAGACCACATGCAAAACGGTATTGAAATAGAATACCTCATCAATTATTACAAGGGACGACAGGATATTCTCGACAGGGAGAAGGTCGTGAGACCCGATGTGGACAACAGGGTGGTGTTCAACCATGCCATGGCTATCACCCGTGACATCGTGGGCTACACTTTTGGTAAGCCGATTCGTTATGTTCATCGCACAGTTGAGGCACAGAAGACAGTGGCAGACCTCAACAGCATGGTCGAGGCAGAGGATAAGTTCACTTCCGACCAAGAGTTGGCAACCTATGCCTCCGTTTGTGGAACATCCTATCGTGGGGTGTTCATGGATGCTTATGGTGTGGAGGATGACATTCCGTTCAGCATCGTCACCCTTGACCCTGTAACCACGTTCGTGGTGTATTCGAGTGAGATAGGACATGCCCCTGTCATGGCTTGCACGTTCTATGAGATTGCCCCGACACAGGACGGTACCGGAAAGCACGTGTATCTTGTGTACACACCGGATGAGATTTATCGGTATGAGACACGTGGTCTTGCCTTTGGAGACCTTCGTGCAGAGGACTTGGTCGAGGTGACGGAGAACGCCCTTGGTGAGGTTCCCATTGTAGAATATCCGAACAACGCATTCCGTATCGGGGATTGGGAAATGGTCAAGACCCTGCTCGATTCCATCAACATCGTTGGTTCGGACAGCGTCAATGAATTGGAGCAGACAGTCAACTCAATCCTTGTCGCCATCAACTGTGAGCTTGACAGCACCGCCAAGGAGAGTATCAAGAACGACAAGATGGCATCCATCATATCCAGCAAGGAGCTTCCTGCTGAGTTGAAGTATCTCGCACCCATGCTTGACGGTGGAACCACCGACCAGCTTCGTTCGTTCCTTATGGAACAGCTCAGACTCGTGGTTGGTATCCCAAGCAGGGATAACCGCTCCGGTGGTGGAGGGGACACGGGAGACAGTGTGTATCTCAGAGACGGCTACCAAGACCTTGAGGTCGTGGCCCGAACCAAGGAGACGTTCTTCAAGCGTGCTGAGAGGAATACTCTCAAGCTCATCGTGAAGCTGTGCCAAATCAGTGATGGATTGCTCAAGGGACTTGCAACACGCAATGTTGACATCAAGTTCACCAGAAACATGACCGACAACGTACTGAACAAGGCAAACGCCATCGCAATCCTGCATGGTACACAGACCCTTGACCCTGTTGACGTGCTCTCCATCGTGGGTATCACTAGTGAACCCGATGACCTCGTGAAGCGGGGTGAAAAGTATTGGGAGACCAAGGAGCATTCAACCGAAGTGATGTACAGTCGGGTCAAGGACGGAGACGAGAAATTGACCAATCCCGAGGACGAGTCACTGAAACAGAAAGTTGACAGATAAATTAATAGTGTTTATATTGACATTTGTTCGATAATCGTATATAATACGAAGTAGCATAGAACGGGGCGATACGTAGACCTATAAGGGAGACGGAGGCGAACCGAGGAGGACATATGCCGGAAGATGTAAACAAACAAGCGGAAGAGGTCATCGAGACTGGTGACACTCAAGCAACAGAACCAAATCAGAGTACGGAAGAAATCAAGTTCGAGGACTTGAGTCCGGAGATTCAGAAGTTCATCGACAGGGAACGTGGCAAGGCGAGCATGACAGCTCGGGAAAAGGCGAAGCGTGATGCTTTGAAAGACCCCGACATCCGCAAGACCTTGCAGGAAGAACTCGAAGCAGAGGCAACCCTCACAGCGGAACAGAAAGTGGAACGCAGGATGAAGGAAGCTCTTACCATCGAGAACCGTGCCCTCGCTCGTGAGAAATTGGTTGACAGCGGTATCACAGGGGAGGAACTCTCCGAGATTCTTGAACTGGTCGTCACTGATGACAAGGAAGCCACATTGGCAAGAGTTGAGAAATTTGCCGGAGTGGTCAAGAAGGCATTGGAGAAAGAGCAGGAACGCAACACCCGCAAGGCTCTCCAGAACACACCGAAACCAAAGATTCAGACTACTGAAACCAAGGACTTCAAGGACATGGGATTTGAGGAGCGGATGAAGCTCAAGGAAGCAGACCCCGCCAAGTACAAGGCTGAAATGGAAAAGTTGCGAACCAAGATTTAATAGGAGAATTTCATTATGGCAAGAACTGGACTTTTCGGCGGTTTTTCCTTTGACCCCGAGGTTTTTACTGGGTATATCTCTGAGAGAGACCCTATCAATCCACAGCTTATCAACAGTGGCGTAGTCCGCCCTGCTGACGCTCGTGTCGCCAATTCACTCGCAAACGAGAACAACGTTGTCACCATTCGTTTCTATCAGCCCTTCGACGGGGATGCTCTGAACTATGATGGTCTGACTGACAACACCCCTGTAGAACTCAGTGGCTCCAGCATGACCGCCATGGCTTATCGTCGGATGAAGGCATGGAAGGAGCAGGACTTCACCCATGAGCTTACCGGGGCAAACGACCTCGCCAATGTTGCCCGCTCTGTCGGTGCTTACCAAGCCAAGGAGAACCAGAAGGCTCTGCTTTCCATTCTCAAGGGTCTTGAGGGAGTCGCCGATTTCGCAAGCCATGTCAATGACATTGCGCTTGAGGGAGCCGGAACCGTTGAGGACGCAAACCGTCTGACCCCCGATACTGCCATTGTAGCAATGCAGGAAGCTCTCGGAGACCATATGGAAGAGTTCCAAGTATGGTTTATGCACAGTGCGGTTTACACCGACCTCGTTCGGCAGGGATTCGCCACTGATGTGGCAATCAAGGATGGCAAGCAGAGTGAGAACCCGTTTGTCAAGTATTTCCTTGGCAAGCCCGTCATCATCGATGACACCGCAACCGCAGTAGCCAATGCAACCAGCGGAAAGGTCGAGTATCACACTTACCTGCTTGGTACCGGATTGTTCGTAACCGCCCCTGTTCGGATTGACACTCCAAACTACGTGGATTACGACCCCGAGACCACTGGCGGTGTGCAGAAGCTGTACAGCAAGTGGGGCAGACTGCTTCACCCTTACGGTTTCTCCTTTGATACCGAAAGTGTCGGAACTGAGTCCCCCACCAACGCAGAGTTCGCAACTCCTGCAATGTGGAGCATGAAGTACGACACCAAGAACATTCCGCTCGTGGCGTTCATCACCAACGTAGCGTAAGGGGGATAACAGATGGCTAAATTTGGAGATTATGTAGCATACGATGGACTTATCTATCGCATTGTTGCAGTATCCGAAGATGCCGAACCCACCTATACCTTGGAACCAATGCGAAAGAGCGAGACCGAACTGAGAAAGACAGTTGACGTCTCGCAGTCGCAGTTCTTCCTTGTTCCCAATGTCGATGCGAGAATCACAGGCGTTGCAGGTTCTGCAATGACCGTAGTCGGTTCTCGCACCGCAATGGCCAATGCGTTGGCTGATGGGTATGTAAGAGTGAAGTTCGACACCAACGGAGGTTCGTTGGTAGATGCACAGATTATATTGGAAGGTGATACCGCAACCGAACCAGCAGACCCCACATTCGATGGGTTTACCTTTGGTGGTTGGTACACCGATGATACTACATTCCTTGAGGCTTATGACTTTGCCACTCCGGTGACATCAGACATAACTCTCTATGCCAAGTGGAGTTAAGGAGTAAATAATGGCACAGATTTCAAAGGGAATTAGATTGGGTTACATGGTTTCCGGTACCAGTCCGAAAGCCTACACCTTTCTGCCCGATTTGACTGGTATTCCAGCTCTCGGTGCCTCTCCTTCCACTCATCAGCGTACCACGCTCAATGACTCGATGCACAGATATATCAAAGGTCTTGTGGATGTGGGCGGAAATCTCGATTTCCCCTGCATCTTTACCGATGAGATTATCGATGCCGTGGATACCGCAATCACTGCTCAAGGGTATAACACTCTTGAGTGGGCGGTGGAGTTCCCCCTTCCTCTTGGGAAGAGGATGTACTTCACCGGAGAGGTGTCCAAGGCGTTCAATGAGTCTGTCGATGTGGACGCTCCCATCACCGGAACTGTGTCGATTGTGCCTACAAGCTCAATCCTCATGGAAGATGCCGAGTATGTGGTTGCGTTCGATACCGATGGAGGTTCCGCTGTTGCAAGTCAGACCATCAAGTATGGTGGTTTGGTGAGCGAACCAGCAGACCCGACATTGGCAGGGTTCACCTTTGGTGGATGGTACTACGATGAAGCGTATACGGATGCTGTGGTTTTCTCTTCCGCAAAGGTTGAGGGAGCAATGACACTGTATGCCAAATGGGATGTGGCATAATGGATGAACTGTTGGCGAGGCTGAAAGTCAGATTGCGGTTCAGTGGGACGGTGGAAGATGCCGTACTCCGTGACCACTTGCAGACTGCCATCGATGTGGTGAACGACATCCGTCAGTACACCCCTACCTTGGAGGCTGTGGTGGAACCACAGTACCGGAGCGTGGTGGTGGAAATGGCATTGGTTGCTTACAACAAGATGGGGGCCGAGGGACAGAACTACCATGCTGAGAACGGGGTTGATAGACGCTATGAAGCAGGGTCGATGTATCCCGATAGCCTCTTGAGACTCGTGATACCGAGATTTAGGGGACAATCATGAGGATGTTGGAACGCAACGAGAAAATCATCTACCACTCAAAACGTAATCTCACCGATGACGGTATTGAGTATTTCGATGTTCCTGTTGCGCTCAGATGCAACACCATGCCAGTGTCCACTGATTGGTCAAGGACAACCGGAGGAACCATCGAGACTGGGATGAAGCGATTCATCATATCCCGTGACACCCTCCGCAATACCCTTGTATTCAATCCCTATGGTTACGACCATCCAATCGAGGGTGAGTCAGACTATGGGATGACTGAGGAAAACCCTTATGGATGGGTCGATGAGTATCTGACAAGATGGATTCACGACCTTGAGAATGGGGATAGGTTCTACGTTGATGCACAGACACCGGACACTCCGGATGAGGAAAGGATGGCTGTAGGTGCTGATTATATCGTTGCTGGGGTTGAAGATACTCCGAATTACATCGGTGTTATCCTCAAGAGGCTGGCGGTATGATACAGGTCAATGTAACACTTGGCACCGAGGGTATCAATCAGTTGAAGCAGTATGTACAGTCACTGCAAGGTAAATTGGACATGGTGTTGGACAAAGCCGAGGAAAGAGTAGCCGAATATGGCAGGACTCAGCTTGAGCATTTCGCTCCTACCATGAGTGTTGACGGTAATATGCCGGGTAATGTGTTCGTTGATGACGATGGAACCATGCACAGGGTTATTTATGCTGGCAAGGATGTAGCATTCATCGAGTTCGGCACTGGATACGTGGGAGAGAATAATCCTTATCCAGATGAGGTGGCACTGAACAAAGCAATACAGGAAAGTGGATATACTGGCAAGACCGCAGGATGGTACGATGTGAACGAACACGGAATTGCAGGTTGGGTATACCAAAGAAAGGATACCGGACAGTATCGCCATTCTAGAGGTATGAAGCCCGAAGCTCCTGTGTTGAAGGCAAAGAACGAGACACGAAAGGCAGTCAAGGTAATAGTAAGAGAGGTGTTGGATGAAGAATTTGCTTGATGAGGTAAAGACCGTGCTTCTGGCACAGACCTATCCCGTAACAGTGCAATCCATTCGTCCATCATACAGCAAACTGGCACCTGCTTATCCCATGGTCATCATCGATGAGGTGAACAACACCACGAGATTGGCGGTGAACGGGGAAGAGATTCTCTCTGATGTAACTTATCAGATTGACATCTTCTCCAAGGACATGATAGTCGGTGGAGTACCCACCGCAGGAAGTTCGGTAGCAAAAGGAATCGGGATTGTCGTGGACGAGGCACTCAATCGTGTGTTCGGCATGACAAGAACCAGTACCGTTGAGATACCGGACGTGAATGATGCCACTGTATCGAGGCGAACACTGAGATACACGGGTATATTGGATATTACAACCGATTACATGTATCGGTAAGGAGAAAAAATTATGGCACAGATTTCACAAGGAATCAAATTGGGATATGGGGTGTTTACTGCACCATCCACTCGTCCGTCTGGATATACCTATATTCCAGACATCACTGGAATCCCCGCATTGGGGGCAAGCCCCTCGACCCATCAAGTCACAGACCTTGACAACACTTCACATGTGTATATCAAGGGCTTGCCTGACGTTGGTGGAAACTTGGACTTCCCTTGTATCTTCACCAGCGAGGTCATTGACGCTGTTGACACAGCAATCACCGCTGAGGAAGGTGGAGCAGTCCACGAGTGGGCTGTGGAGTTCCCTGCACCTCTGAACAAGAGAGCATACTTCCGAGGCGAGGCATCGATGGTATTCAACGAAAGTGTTGATGTCGATGCACCAATCACTGGCACGGTTTCACTGGTTCCCAATTCCGAGATTGAATGGGAAGATATTGCGTAAGCTACGTTAACATAAGGAGTTAAGGATGGAGAAAACAGTATTGAAGGCACAGATAGGGGATACGGAGTACACTCTTGAGTATACACGTAATTCTGTGTGTCAAGCAGAAGAGGCGTTCGGTGTGTCCATGTTGGTTCGTGAGGAAATGAAATCCTACAGCGAGACCATGAAGTTCTTGAAGGCACTGCTCTACGGTGCTCTGATTAAGAATCACAAGAACATCAAGGTTGAGGACATGGATGCTGTCTATGAGAAATTTGTAGGTGAGGATGGTTATGAGGAAGATGCGCTCGTTGAAGGACTTGTTGAGCTTCTGAGTAACGCCTTAAACCCCAAGGGTGGCGGTCGGAAGAAGAAACTTCTCACAGTGAAGAAGTAGTTCTCTCGGAGGGGGAGGTAAAAACTCCCTCTTACCGAACCGCCACTGAGCTTATCGAGAGGAAATTGTATCCGGAAGCCATTGCAATCGGAATGCCTTCGGAAGAGTTTTGGGATGGAAAGCCAAGCCGATTCTGGAGTTATGTCGAGGCATACAGATTGAGGTTGGAGCGTGAGGAACAGATGCAATCCAGTCTCATTGATTATCAATCATGGTTGACCGGGCTTTACGTTTATAATGCCCTGCAAGTTGCTTTGGCTAACTCGTTCTCAAAGGGGCGAAAGTCAAAATATGTCGCTGAGCCGATTTCATTCACCGAACGGAAGAAACGTTCGAGCGATGAAAAAAAGAGAAGGGAGAGGGAACTTGAAAACCAATTCCTTGCTTTCAAACAGCTTACAGACGCAATGAATGGGGGATTGAAGAAGCGGTGAGCCATAACTCACTGCTTTTTTATTAGGAGAACTACATGGATATTGACCAAATATCGTTTGGGATAAAAGCGAGCGCAAGCAAGGCATCAGCATCGTTGGAGAGACTCGTCCAAAGTCTCGATAAGCTCAACGATGCGTTTGCACGTGTCCAGACAAGTGGAACCGGAGCCATTGCCACACTGAACGGTATCGTGAGTGCTTCTTCCGGTATCAAGACCGGACTCAAGGGAGCGAGTGCGAGTGCAAAGACCACTTCAACAGCAATGAAGCAGGTCACTGTCACTACACGCCAAACCTCAAACGCACTCACCACTATGCACTCAAGACTCAAGACGGTCGGTTCGGCAATGGCTGGTGTAAACAGGAACACCAAGACTGCCACCAGCGGTATGAGTAAACTTATACAGAAGATTACACAGATTACCTTTGTAGTCTATGTCGCAAGACGTGCGTTGCGTTCATTCAAGCACGGTATCCAGGCCTCCATCGCCTACGTTGAGAACTTGAACCTCTTTATGGTCGCTCTTGGCGAGAATACAAGCCGTGCCACAGGGTTCATCAAGGAAATGAGTGAATCGCTCTATCTTGACGAAGCTCAGCTCACCCGTGTACAGGGTCTATTCTATCAGATTTCAGAAGCACTTGGACTCAGTTCCGAGAAGGCATACACCCTCAGTGAGAACTTCACCAAGTTGGCCTACGACCTTGCTTCCTTCTACAACATCACCATTGAGGATGCTGTAACCAAGTTGCAGGCAGGTCTCGTTGGTGAGACCGAGCCACTGAGACGTATCGGTATCATCATCACCGAGAACAACT